AGAAAGATTTTATGAAAGTTGACGCAGAACAAACAGAATTACCAATAGTACCGCAGTTTAGCGAGAAGTACAGTTGTGTTATGATCTTCTGTGACAATGAATTAGATGAAACGTGGTTGCGTAACACCCTCAAGCTAGGAAAAGCTAAGGACTATAAGACTGAACGTATAAAAGAAACGAACGTAATAACAGTTGAAAAATTTCAAGAGTTATGGGAGAACAAATCCGAATAGTAACACCTTCGAAAGGTAGGGCAAGTAACGTAATCACTAAAAACCTTATAGATGACTTGACTATAGTTGTTCCTGCTAAAGAAGTAGACGAGTATAAAGAATGGAATCCAAACTGTGAGATAGTTGCCGAACCTTCTACAGTTAGAAACATAGTAGCTAGTAGACAATTTATATTAGATAAGTTTGGTAGTGTATTTATGTTGGATGACGACCTAAAGCACGTACGTAAGAATTACATATATGAAGGCGAAGATTATCTAGTAGAGTCTAGCGATGAAATAACTTCTATTATAGATCGTACAGCAGATATGGCGAAAGGTGTAGGGGCTAAGATGTATGGCTTTATAAATATACGACAGCCACTTCATTACGTAAGTCACAAGCCAGTTACGTTTACTGGTTACCTAAACGCTTCGTATTGTGGTTTTTTAGATGGACACAATTTAGAATACGATCTAACGTACAAGGAAGGTGAAGATCATTATATGTCTTGTCTAAATGTCTACAGGAATCGATATATGATTATAGAAAACAGATACAGTTTTGTAACTGATGGTAACTTTGAAGCTGAGGGTGGTTGTCAATTAGATAGAACTAAGAGCGAAATGCTAAAGACAACGCTAAAGCTCAAGCGTACATTTGGAGATGCTATCCATATTAAAAGAGGTACTTCAGGTAAATCTAAACTACGTGAAGGCGAGCGTACAGTAACATTCCCATTTTAATGAAAACACTCATAGCAATACCAAGTTACAACAGACCATACGAAATAGAAAAAAGAACGTTGTATTGGGTACGTCAAATGAATTATCATTGGGCTGTATTCGTATATGAATCACAAGCTAAATATTATAGACAAATCACTGGCAGAAATCATATAGTTACCTGTGAAGACGGATTAGGACTTGGAGGTAAAATGAAAAAAGTACACGAATATGCAGAGTTAAACAACTATGATTTGGTTCTAAAAATTGATGACGATATGAAATTCAGTAGAGATGGGGCTAAAAAAACAGACGCAGCACAGGTATGTACTGATTACTTAGATGAGGTTATTCCTTTATTCAATGAAGAAGTAGGATTGATTAATGTAGCAAAACCTATGTCGTATCGTTATGGTCCAAAGGAAGGCTTCAAGATACGTAAATCACCCATATATGGTAATTACTTAGTACGTACATCTTTAATGAAAAACCTACGAGCAGAGTTGCTATTGTTCGATGACTTGTGGGTCAGTGTAGAAACTAAACTAGCAGGATTAAAAATACTTCAGTATATGGGGGCTTATGAAGATGCAATCACTCATAAAAATGCAGGAGGGTTACAATCTTATGATCGAGATGAATTAGGTCGTCGGTCATACGAATACGCTAAAACCATATACCCAAAAATAGAAATACTAAAAGACAGCAAGCATAAAAAATTTGACATAAGTGTAAAGAATTACTTTTAATTCGTTATATTTGTACTGTAACACACTAAAATTTATATTATGTCTAAAAATTATCAAATTCTAACTAGAAAAAACTATGACTTTTTCGAATGCTCTTCAGCATTTCAAAAATCTATTCGTCGTGGTGTCGAAGATGACGCTTTGTTCTTTGGTACTGAACTAGCAGGTAGTGGATATGCAAACTACTTGTGGAAACGTATGCTTGTTATTGCAAGCGAAGATATTGGTCTTGCTGATAACAACGTTGTTGTTCAGATACAAGCGTTGTATCAAAACTGGCAAATTATTACAGCCAAGAATCACGAAGAAGGTATCATACCTATCACGCACGCTATATTACTGTTAGCTAGATCCAAGAAATCTCGTACTGTAGACAATGCAAAGATGTTTGCTCTCAAATCTGACTACAGACCTGACGTTCCTGACTACGCACTTGACACTCATACCCGACGTGGTAAACGTATGGGTCGCTCACTACAATTTTTTCTAGACGAGGGTAGCAAACTCAACAATGTTGCTGACATTGACGATCCGTATGCAGACTTTTTTACAAAATACATAACAGACTACGCTAACAAGCAAGTACCAATCACAGGTTACGACCCTGAGAATGTATATCACAAAAACATAAAAGAAATGCAACAGTGGCGTGACAGTCAGCGACAAACTTTATTTTATCACGATGAAACATAAAAAAAACCTGAATATGTTCATATATTTTGCAGATCTGATTCGTGCAATAGATGAAAATTTACACGATGACTGTTGGGAAGAGGTATACAATAAATTTAGTAAAGATGAAAAATAAAACTCACTTTTTAGAAAATTATAAGATGTCATTTGGTAATATATCTATTAGCTGTGAGGCTAGTGGAATATCAAGACAGACTTATTACAACTGGATCAAAGGAGACCCTGATTTTGCACAGGAATGTAGAGATATCGAAGAACGCAACTTAGATTTAGCAGAAATGAAACTGTTGTCAGCTATACGTGAAGGTAAGACAGCAGAGCTTTTATTTTATCTAAAGACTAAAGGTAAGCAAAGAGGTTACGTGGAGCGACAAGAAATAACAGGAGCAGAAGGACAAAAACTATTTGAAGTACGCATAATTGACACTCGTGACGAAATCGAAGATAATACATACGAACAAAGTATTCCGCAACTTACAGAAGGACAGGAGTAAGATAATAGTACAGCAAGGGGGTACACGCTCAGGTAAGACTTATAACATACTGTTGTGGATCATATTCGAGTACTGTTTCAACAATAAAGGTAAGATGGTTACCATTGTGCGAAAATCTTTCCCTGCTGTTAGAGGTACAGTAATGCGAGACTTCTTTCAAATAATAAGAGACTATGGTTTGTACTCTGAAGATCTGCACAGTAAAACTTCCAGTGAGTATATGATCAATGGGAATGTTGTCGAGTTTATATCTTTGGATCAGCCTCAAAAAATACGCGGTAGGAAAAGAGACTTGCTGTTTATCAATGAAGCTAATGAACTAAATTTCGAAGACTGGCAGCAGTTAATCTTTAGAACAACAGAGCAGGTTGTGATAGACTACAATCCGTCAGATGAATTTCACTGGATATATGATAAAGTACTGACAAGAGATGACTGCTCATTCTATAAAACTACGTACAAGGACAATCCTTTTTTGCCAGTATCAATTGTACAGGAGATAGAACGTCTAAGAGATACAGACGAAAACTATTGGAGAGTCTACGGACTTGGCGAGAGAGGGCAAAGTAGAAGTTTAATATTTTCGTTCACTACCATTCCTAAAATACCAAATACAGCAAAGTTGATTAGTTATGGATTAGACTTTGGCTTTAGTAATGATCCTACAGCACTAGTTGGTACATATCAGGAAGGTGATAACATATATGTAAACGAATTACTTTACCGCACTGGATTAACTAATCAGGATATAGCCAAGGAACTTTCACGCATAGGTCTTGATCGAAGAGATGAAATTTATGGAGACAGCGCAGAACCCAAGAGTATCGAAGAAATCTATCGTATGGGATGGAACGTTAAGCCTACTATGAAGGGAGCTATCAATCAAGGTATTGACTTACTAAGAAGATACAAGTTGCACGTAACTGAAAACAGTCCAAATGTAATAAAGGAGATGCGTAACTACAAATACATAGAAGACAAGGATGGTAACCTCACTAACAAACCTATAGATAAATTCAATCACGCTTGTGACGCTCTACGCTACAGTGTAATTAATAAGCTGAGTAGACCTAACTATGGGAGATATGCTGTACGTTAATTTATGTTAAAATATTTGACAGATATGTAAACTTTAGGTAAGTTTATACTATTAAAATAATACACAATGAAAAAACAAGTATTCGAAATTTTAGGTTATCACAAAGAGATATTCGACCAACACACTGGCAGATATTTAGGCTATATCAAAATGTCTGTCCCTGATAGATCAGAAGCAAAGTGGGGTTACTTCGGTCGTACAAGACACCACGTAAAAGGTACTGTACAAAATTCAAACAAGAAATTCAATATCGATGGTGTTTACGTAACAGAATGTATTCCTATTTGCGGTCGTATCATTGCTGACACTTTAGAAGATCAGCACAACGTACTCAAAGAATACTATCAGAAAACAGACGCTATGCGAAATAAATAGTTGACAAATTTGACACTATAAAAAAAAGAGGTAAGTTTAATAATAAATAACACACGAATGAAAAATACAAAATACAACGGATGGACAAATTACGCTACTTGGCGAGTTAACTTAGAAATATTTGATAACGCACAAGAGCAGTTTAATGATATTATGCATCAGGAAATGTATGATATAAAAACTGTCCTAAAACTTTACGCAGAAGAAATCATAGAGCAAATGTCAGAGGGTCTAGCACAAGACTACGCTCTAGCATTTCTACAAAATGTTAACTGGTACGAAATAGCAGAGCACTTACAAGATGAATGGTTGCTATATCACTGCGCTAGTTGTTATGAAGAAACTGAAGATACATATTGCTCAGGTTGTTATGAAGATCAAGAAGCACTTGTATAATTAAAATATTATTTTTATATTAGTGGAAGATTAGTGACCGACCAAGTTTACAATCTTTTTTTTCATTGATTAGTTTTGTTAATAATTGAGAGAGGTAGCAGAAATGTTACCTCTTTTCTTATAAAAAGTACACAGTAATACGTTATTGAAATATGAAAGTAGAAATATCTGTACCAAGTCACGTAGATGAAATTACACTAGAGCAGTTTCAAAAGTTTGAGAAAATTAATACTGAAGACAATCAAGGCACAGCTTTTCTTAGACAAAAGATGCTAGAGATTTTTTGTAACGTAGATCTCAAAGATGTAGCACAGGTAAGGTATACTGATCTCATAGATGTCACGGATCATATCTTTACACTTCTTAATGGCACGTATGATCTAGTCCCTACATTCAATCTAGATGGTGTAAACTATGGTTTTATACCTAAACTAGAAGATATTACCCTAGGAGAGTACGTAGACCTAGACAGTTACTTTGGTGACTGGAAAACTATGGACAAGGCTATGTCGGTACTCTATCGACCAATAAAAGACTTTAAGGAGAGTCGTTACAGTATACAAGAATATGAAGGGTCTTCAGATCACCTAAAGCAAATGCCCGTAGGTATTGTCTTCGGTGCTACGCTTTTTTTTTGGAGTTTAGAAAAAGAACTTTTGAGAGCTACCCTGAATTATTTGGAAACGAAGGAGGGGAGTTTGGACTTGGATCAACAGCTAACTTTAGTAGAAAATGGGGTTGGTATCAAAGCATCTATGCGCTCGCTCTCGGAGATGTTACGAAGTTTAAACATATCACAAAGCTAAGTATGCACGAGTGTTTTATGATGTTAGCATTTATGAAAGAGAAAACTGAGCTAGAGCAAAAAGAACTAAATAGAAAATTCAAATGAGTAATCAAGGAGTAAGAGGTTATTATCAAATAATAAAAACTATAAAGGACACTTTACTAGATGACCCTAACGTGAACACTGTAACTGTTGGAGATATATCTGATGTAGATCTAAGCAAGCAGACTATGTTTCCGCTATCTCATATAATGATTAACTCAGCACAGTACTCAAGTAACTCTTGGACACTAAATGTATCAGTACTATGTATGGATATTGTAGATGTAGAGAAAGGTACAACTACAGATTTAGCTACTGGTAATAGTAATGAACAAGATATTCTAAATACGCAACTTGCTGTATTAAACTTGTTGCTGTCTAAACTAACTAGAGGAAACTTATATACCGATAAATATCAAGTAGAGAGCAATCCTGTATGTGAGCCATTTAACGACCGATTTGAACATTTGCTAACAGGATGGGCTTGTTCGTTCGACGTATTGATCCAAAACGATATAGATATATGCAGCTAAGTAAGACAAGGGATGCCCTTAGAGACTTTGCTAAGTACGTTATAAAGCAAAGTAGGAGCAGACTAAGTAAAGGTAAAAATAATGCAACAGGGGGCTTGTATAAGTCTCTAGATTATAATATTGAGAATACTGAGACAGGTATCAAGGTCAGTTTCGATATGAATGATTATGGCGCATACTTAGATCAGGGTGTAAGTGGAACTAAAAAGAAGTACAATACTCCGTTTTCGTACACAAATAAAAAACCACCTATGCAGTCGTTATTAGAATGGATCAAGGTGCGTAGAATACGTTTTAGAGATGACAAGGGTAAATTCACAAAAGGTAGCTACAAGAATATAGCATTTGTAATGCAGCGTAGCATATACGAAAAAGGAATAAAGCCTAGCCTTTTTTTTACGAGACCTTTTAATTTAGGTGTTGACAGATATGAGTCGCAAATATTAAAATCATTCCTAGATGACTTGGAAGAAAATATAAAATAAAATGAGTACTAAAATAAACGTAAGGAGTCCATTCTATTTAAACTTAACTGAGCCAGTAAAGCCACTGCCATTATTTACTTGTGATGTAGCTAATATTCAACAGCTAAACATAGACCAACAGGGGCAGGTAAGTAACCCAAATGTATCATACGGAGTTGTCCTATCTATAACCTCAACTGATTCAGATTTTGCTAATGATAAATTCGCGACAGTTACAACAGCAACATCTAGGGTTATTACAGTCAGAGTATCTATACCTGAAGGGTTTTCAAATACTGAAGACGGGTTTTTAGATTGTTCTAAGAATGTTACACAACCTGCATTAATAACAAGTCAGCCTACACCATCTGACCCACCGGTAAGTTGCTCAGGAGGTCCCACAGCTACAGGGTCTATATCAGCAAAAACTTTAGAAGTTGATGGAGATAGTGAAACAATAGACCTTAGCTCATTTTTTACAGCAGGTAGCGAATCTATTGCAGGTTACACAATATACAACCCAAGAAAAGATTTAGTCAATGCTAGTGTATCAGGGGATAACCTAACGATATCTTCTAATGGTATAGGTGGAACGACTACTATTTACGCATCAGCTTTTGATAATGGTAGTAATACCTGTACAGCTTCACAAGGAGTTGGTGTTACAGTAAATGCTCCTGCAGTTGCTTTCGATTGTAGTGCTGCTAATCTTACAGGCGGTACTATAACGCAAAGCGGAACAATTACAAAACCCAATAGTATAGCCACAGTCGGAACAATAAAAGACACAAGTGGTGGTAGTGCAATAACTAGCTATCCTGCAAACAACACAGGAAGTGCGAGAAACGTTACATTGTTTTTCGATTTAACAGCACCACAGGGATATTCAAACGCAGGTAGTACTGTAGAATGTTCTCACACTATAAACCAACCTGCAGGAGCTCCTGAATTTACTTGTGACCTTGCAAACCTAACAGGACAAAACATATCTAATAGTGGACAAGTTGACGTAGGTATTACTCAGCTAGGTTCAATAGCTAGTTACACACCCTTATCTTTTTCTGAAGTTAGCACTGAAACTTCAAGGAGTGTAACGTTTACTATAAATATTCCGAGTGGGTATTCTAACAGCGGAACTTTAAATTGTGTTAAAACACTTACACAGCCATCTGCTGCTCCTGTTTGTGGCGGTTATACTTATTATTTGACAAGACCTATGAGCGTTCCTCAAAATGCTTGTACTGATATATGGGATGCGACAACTATAGTAAAGTCCACAGCAGATAACAGAAACACAGCTCTAGGAGATACTGTATGTCTAAATAACGCTCCGTTTGATGGTAAAAGATTATATTACGCTGTTACAGAAAGTGTGCAAGGCATAGGTAAAGGGACAGGTAATTTTTTCCTATGGAGGATAGATGAGAATGGTATTATT